TTAGATCATCATGGTTACCACTCGATGCTTCATAAGAATTACCTTTTGAAACAAATGTTGACATTTCTATAATCGTTTCAGCATCATAAATTATTAATTTTTTCTGTTCAATTAAGTCTTTAATTGTAGAACAACCAACTCTCTTTACTCTTCGGGTCATAGTAACACCAATAGCATTACTTTTAATTGATGATTCTACAAATAGATTCTCGTATTCTAAATCATAATATAATCCATTACAGACCACAGCACCCTGATCATTACTTTCTACTACCACATATGCTTCATTATATGTTTTAGCATATTTGTAAATAATATCAGGAAATAACATAGGTGATAATGTATTATCTCTAAATGTTGCAACTTGTTCAAACGGCTTTGTGGAACAGTCGATTATATTAAAGGTTGAATAGTCTTGGCCTCTGCCCTTAGCAACATCAACTAGCATAACATATTGGTGAGTAAGCTCTGGTTCCTTAAATAGGTTAATATTCTCTTTATAGTAGAGAGGATTAGCCGCCTTTTGAGCAAGTAATGTCTCTGCAGAAATAAGTGTGTTACCTCTACCATGAAATGTATTACCAAATTCTTGATCAAACTGTAGTTCTGATGTATTTGCTATTGTAGATTCTTTCCATGCTTCATCCCTACCCGGTACATCCCACCAATCGACTCTAAATGATTTAAATTCATTAGTTCCTTGAGTTGCTCCTTCCCACAGTTTATGATACACATTACCAATGCCATTTGCTGTAGAAGTAATAATAATCTTCGTATCTTTACCAGACGATACTACTGGATATGTTGATGTATAAAACTGTGCATCATTTTCAATAAATGCAAACTCATCTAGGAACAACAGGTTAATAGATAAACCACGAATAGAACTACCTGATGTGGCAGCTGCAATAATTTTTGAATTGTTTGAGAACTCGATCGAGCCTTTATTAAGTGCCTTACAACCGGGCTGTAAAAAGAACGGCAAGTTTTCTAACATAAGAGTTACACGAGCCAACATTTCTCTAGCAGTAGCACCTTTGTTAGCAAGGATAGCAATAGTCTTTTCTGGGTGAAAGCATGCAAACCACAATAGATATGCTACAGATGAAATAGATTTACCAGACTGTCTACATGCCAAAATTATAGAGAATCTATTATCATTAAAGTGATCGAACATCTTTTCTTGGTATGGATATAACTCAAATGGTACTAATCCACTATCAAGCGAAATAACTTTTAAATAAGTACGAGCAAAGTATGCTGGTTCTTGCATACACTTTACATATTCTAGTACTTCTGTTTTTGAAAATTGAGTTTCTACTCCGTCTCGTTTGACAGAGGGGTTACCTAAGTAACCAAACTCGCTATTCTTGATCCTCTGCATCGATTATTCTATCTCTATCCTGTTTTAACAATCTTTGTAATTCCGAAGTGGATCCCACAAATACATTGTTATTAGTAATCTGTCTTTTTGCCTCATCTTTTTCTTCATGCTCTTTAGCCAAATCTTGTTTTGACTTTTGAAGGGCCATTAATTTTTCTGTAGTATCGGCAATGTCTTTTATAGACTTAGATAAAACTTCGAATGCTCTTGGGTGTTCGGATTCACGAGCAAGTTCTGCTAGAGATTCTAGGGAATGTGTTCCTGTCTTAATCAAGTCACGATAAGTTTCCCTAGAGAATTCATAGTCATCTTTAATATCTTTTTTATCTTTATTAATAGGTGGCTCTGCTTTCTTCACGGGCAAGTTTTTTTCGAGGTTACTCCTCATTTTATCTAATTTATCCATATTTAATCTACGTCTGGATTATTATCAATAGTTACTGTTACAGTATGATTGCTTTCGGTATCAGTATTACCTACTGTAAAATCCATTTCTTCAAATCTGTTTGAATCATTATTAGTTCCAAATTTTTCAAAATCAATGTTAATCTCTCTAATAAGACCAACATCACTAGTGGGTCCGTAAAACTTCATTTTCATAGTAAAGTCAAGCTGATATATAAGAACTCTTCTAGTTGCAAGGTCTCCTTCATAATCATCTTGTATAGTTACACCTTCAAGTATTACGGGTACATCTTGTTTAAAATCAAATCCTTCTACTGGCTTTATTGATACAGTATAATCTGGCTGAAAATATGGAATAATTTGTTCCATAATTTGTAGACCATCATCTTGATTCTTTGCCATAATATATAGAGACATACCAATATCATAAGATGTAAAATGTTTGATTGTCTTTTTCTTTGTAATATCACTACCATGAGTTTCTACTATAGTATTGAGTTTACTTAATTTTTGATTAGGGTCTAGTGCTAAGGTAGTTATCTCAAATGCCATTCTAGGCAGTTTAAGAGCAACTGATTGGTCAAACCCCGTTTCTTGATCTAGTCTAGCTAAAAACTTTTGTTTAGGACCATACGCAAGCGGAACCTTTACTATACTAGATGCAGAATTACTGCCACTCTTTCTTACAATATTTAAATTATTAAAAAGTGTACCAAAGACAGCAACTGACTTTCGCATTGTAGCATGATAGAAATGATTACCAAACATTATGATGGGTCTCCAAATGGATTTGATTCAGTGAAATCAATAAAATTATCTGCTTCTACTTCAAATGCAACATTTTGTGCAGATGGATCCTCAGGCATAAATGAATCATCACCATCATCTAATCCATAAATTTTACTAATCGTATTAGTATTATTTGATTCAGCACCATATAGTGTTTTAGTAGCAGATACAATAAACTCTTTATAATCATCACTACCCGTAACGCCGATATTTGATAATGATATCTGCCCTGCAATGTTTGATGTTTTTGTTACATCTTGTACTCTACCAAACACCTCAATTACTGTATTACCATCAGCAGATTCTGCAGCAGTTTGTAATACTTGAGTTACTATTTCGCCTTCTTTAAAGTGATTACCAGCTGTAGTAATATAATCCATAACTAATTGATATGCTTCATCACCAATTTTATGATCAATTTCATCTATTCCAGTATCAAAGTCCTCATCATTGTATTCAAACAGTGAGCAAGTAAGCTTATATACAGGTAAATTTGATAATTGATAAAATGGTTTATCATCTTCTACGAATGTAATCTCAAAGAAAGAATTTGTCATTGGCAAGAATAGCAAGTCACCTTCTCTAGGCTTGGCCATAGCCTCATATAAACCTACATTACCATTCCAAACCTTACGAGAAATAACAAAGTTAGCTTCATCTCTAACTTCAATACCAAACTTTTGATATAGGTCTCCAGCACCCTCAAAACCATCAACATTTTCAATGTATGCTTCCATTAAATAAGCATCATCAAAGCTTCCGGCCGGGTCTTCTCCTAAAATATTATCTCGGTTAACAAGAGTACGTGGTATATAATACACGTCTTGACCGAATATTTTAAGTGATTCTATAACTAAGTCTTCGTAAAGGTTTTGTTCTGACCTTACTGCCTGACTAAAATATACATTTCTAGGCATTTAATTACCCCATGTAAAAGTCAACTGGTTGTTCCCAATTCAGCCTAACTTCTTCTTCTAATTTTTGTAACTCTTCATTTGCATCATCAAATAGCTGTCTGCCATTAAATGTAACACCACCAGGCATTACCATTCCTTCAAATTTAATTAAATTTGCGCCCCATTGTCTTTTTAATAGTGCTGTACAATATTTCTTTAAATAGTAATCATTATACACGTCTGTATATGTTTCTGGATCTAAAATTCTGTATGCTTCTACAACAAGATAATCATTAACACTTACTTCATTTGCCCAATCCATATCTATACGAAGTTGATCTCTATGTCTATCAAATGAAACAAATTTATCAGATGAATCAACTAGCATATCTAGTGTAGAAAGATATTCTCTTGCCATTGAGTATTCTAATAGTGATCCAAGATAACCAAGTGAGAACATATCATTTAAATGCATCTGGTATTTAATATCAAACATACCTGATGATGAACCTGAAGCTCTAACAGGCATTAATCTAATAACATCTGTAACTAATTCTGGAATGGGAATATAACCATTATCTATATCAGCTTGTGTTACTTGATGCTTTAAAAATACCTTTTCAACGGCATCCGCATGATAGTGCTGATAGAATTGCAAACCTTCGTCTACTCTATCTTCAATTTGATCTTCATCAATATTAATTTCAATGACTGGTGCACCTAAAGACCTTAAACAATAGTCTATAAGTGTTTGTCTACTATTTGGTTTTGCCATTTTAATACCTCTATTATAATAGTATTTATACTATTTATAACCTATTCACTCCCAGTTTATAATATATCGCCCGGATATCTGCTGCTCCACATGGTTAAACTATATTTAACACCTTTAGTTAATTCAGTACACTCGTGACCATGTGTAACCATGCCAGGAAATAGAATCATCTTGCCAGGTGGTATGTCTTTATTACTAATGCCTTGCCTAGGAAACAGTAAATCGCCACCTTCAAAGTTATCATTTAATTTTACTGAACCAGTAACCAGACTTGCATCATTATGTAAATTTAATTTTCTTTGAGTATCCATGGAGTATTTCATTACAAAGGCATCTCTCATGCCATACATCTCCATAGGATG